GACAATGGTGAACATAAAAATGATCGTACCGGAGTAGGCACTATTAGTGTATTCGGTCGTCAATTACGATTTGATTTATCAAAAGAATTCCCTGCTGTAACCACTAAGAAATTAGCATGGAAAGCAGTTAAAAGTGAATTAATATGGTTTTTAGAAGGAAGTAACGATGAGCGACGGTTATGTGAAATTCTATACGGAACAAGAGATTCAGAACGTAATACGATCTGGACAGGAAATGCTGAAGCAGCTTATTGGAAACCTAAATCAGAATTCCCCGGAGATTTGGGAAGAATATATGGGGTTCAGTGGAGAAACTGGAGAGGAACAGATCAAGTTGCAAAACTGATTAGTGGAATCAAGAATGACCCAAATGGACGTAGACATATCATTAATGCTTGGAATGTGGACGAACTTGATCAAATGGCTCTCCCACCCTGTCATGTTCTGGCACAGTTTTATGTAAGTAATGGGAAACTTAGTTGCCACATGTACCAAAGATCAGTTGATGTATTTTTGGGATTGCCATTCAACATTGCAAGCTATGCATTACTCACGCATATGATCGCTCATGTTTGTGATTTGGATGTAGGAGAATTGATTATCTCTACTGGAGATACACACATCTACAGCAATCACATTGATCAAGTAAAGGAACAGTTGACGCGTGAGTCATATCCTCTGCCTACGTTGTGGTTGAACCCAAATATCAAAAACATCAATGACTTCACACTAGAAACGATTGACTTGGACAATTACAAATGTCATGGGACTATCAAAGCGGAGATGGCGGTATGAACACATTTTTGAATGAAGATTTCATTACTCTTTGGGAAACACATAAAGAAAAAGGTATTCGATACATTACAAGTCGGATGCCACCGGAGAATAGACCGAAAATTGAAACGTGGATTCGGAAAGAACATCATACTGAAACTAAGTCATCTAATATTTTACTAGAAACTGTCCCTGCAGGAGTAGATGGATACTATCTTTGTAGATATATGAGAGCAAAAGCATGAACAGAGAACGAATCATCAATAACATGTGTCTTACCTATCGTCATGATTTTGGTCTCAGAATTTCTGAGGATGAACGACTATATTTTCTTTCATCTGGTATGACAGAAGCAGAAGCTAATGCGCTGTGGCGCGACATGTCCCAAATTTTTGATAACGATATTGCACCCCTGCTTGAAACGGCAAGTCGTTATGAAGACGGAACACACATTCCTCTTCCAAAAAATAAAGAACAAGCCAAGGCAATGATTCTTGTTGCCGAACATTATTTGAAATACTCCATGTGAAAAAATGAAAACATAGTATAAATAATGTTACTATGTTTTCATTTTTATTCGGACTTATTATTAAGTGGATTATCCACCTACTCTTAACAATAGGAATTTTATTGCATATTGCGTCCTTTGTTATGGGATTTACTCGTAACACCCGATTGTTTAAATTCCCAGTAAGTATTCTTGGCTCTGTTGCGCTTGGATTTGCAATTTATTACCAAGGTGAAGAGACATACAAAGAGAAGATCGCAGCAGAGTCAAAGCATTTAGAAGCAAAATTGGCACAAGCTAAAGTAGAATCCAAGCAGGCAAATACTCAAATAGAAACCAAAATTTTAACTAAGACCAAAATCATCCATGAAAAAGGTGATGTCATAATTCATGAAATTAAAGCAGATGCTGTTAAAATGGATAACGAATGTAAAATTCCACCGGAAGTTGTTGAGCTTCATAATAGAGCAGCTATGATAACGGGAGATACTAAATGAAAAAAGTAATGACACTTCCATTATTTTGTTTACTTGGTGCCTGTGTAACTACAGTTCCTGTAACGGCTAAATTTCCTGATGTCCCTCCTGTCTTAAGACAGCCATGCCCACAACTGGGCACTCTTAAAAAAGATGATCCAAAACTTAGTGACATGATGACAGCAGTTGCCAACAATTATGTTAAGTATCATGAATGCGCCGCACAGGTTGACTCATGGAATGAATGGTATACTTCACAAAAAAAGATATTTGAAAACGCCACCAAATAATTAAGTCTCTGATAAATAGTCCATAACATGAAAGAGTTATATGGCTACTCAACAGATTATTAATATTGGTGCAGCACCAAATGACCAGCAAGGTGATCCACTGCGTGTTGCCTTCGGAAAAGTCAATAACAATTTTTCCAATCTATTTGCAACATTTGTAAACACTAATAATGCAACAACAACCAGTAATGTCTCGGGGCAAGTAATCTTTCAGACACCTGCCAACGCATTCACTCAAGGTGAATTTTATATCCGTTCAAGCAATCCTGCAACCAGCGATAGTCAAAATATCCAGCTTTCCGCACAACTCAGTAATGATGGAACTCAGGTGGCGTTTACTGGTTTTGGAACTACGTTTTTTGGTAATGCAGTATCCACCTATGATATGAATATAGTCGCAGGAAATGTTCAGATATTAGTAACTCCATTGGTAAATAATACGATTCTTTTAGACCACTTTATTTCATCACAGATTATGTGGAATGGCATAAACCCTCCGGGACTTGATATTGAACTTGATGGATATGCAAATTCCGTAATAGAAACTGAAAATAGCATAAACATTACTACAACACAATCGGTAAGTCAATAATCGTGTGTGTTATTATCGCAAAATATTTTGATGGAAAAGGGTGGGTCGGTGTAAAAAACCGTGACAGAAATTACGTGCCTCAAATTGGATTTGAGGTATATGAAAAGGACGGTCTTGAAAGACTTTTATTTTGTGACGAAGTTACTGGATATAAAGAAGGATTCAATAGTAGCGGTGTTGCGATTTTGAGCGCCAGTCTGATGATTCAGGATGACGAAAAAGAAATTACCAAAACCAAAAAAGAACGCAGCCCTGATGGTATAAAAATTTCAGATGCTCTTCTCCAAGATAATGCCGTCTATGCAGCCAAAAGATCAATTGAAAACGAGTTGACTGGCAATACCATTATCTATGATCGCGATAACTTGTTTCTTTTAGAGGCTTGCAAAAAAGATGGTGAATATCATTATGTTTGCAGAAAAATTGATCAAAATGAGACCGTAGCAAGAACCAATCATGGAGTATGGTTACCTTGGGCAGGATATCAACGCAATCCTGATGATGAATCTGAAACTCTGAGTAGAATTAGCAGCGAAGCCAGAATGGCTCAAGCAGAAATTATTGTTATGAAGGCTGATAATCCGACAGCAATGGTAAATGGCATGTGTCAAGTTTATGTTGATCATCCGCAACTTAATGTTATGAGAACCAACACAGAACGCAAAAAAATGCGAACTACAGCGCAAGAAATGATCATTCCAAGTGAAAGAACATTATATTGTCGTCCAATCTCAAGCCATATTGAATTTGATTTTTGGAATCTTAACAAGCCACAAAGAAACTGCTGGGTAGAAATATTAAGTAATCGTGCTTTGTGGCAGAACACAAAAGGTAATCCGCCATTTAGTTCCAATGGAATGAAACATCGTTCTGATAAATAAGTATTACAAAGAAAGAATAATTTATGAGAGCGTGGGAATTCATCACAGAAGATTCTAAGATGCCATCAGCGCATGTTGCTGCAACTCCTAATATGCGAAGTCACCCTAACTTAGATAACAGTAGCCCTTATGCTCCTTGGAGATTTGGCGCGCACTTCTTGGCGGGAGCAGATGGTAAAAATTCATATGATCACGTTCCAGACAAATATGGTCCCAGCGGACAGGCATTACTCACCGTGGGATATACGGATGAAGAAGAAGCAATAATTAATCAAGCCGAAAAGGCGTTTGGTTCTGAGGCAAATGCAAATCACTTGACAACCAGAAAATCAGGTGAACTTACGGATACTAATAAAGTAAGTCCAGTTAGACAAGTAAAAAGTTATAAAAAATAATGAGAGCACATGAGTTCATAACTGAATCCACTGAACTTACTTTAGATGAAAAGTCTTTTGGTAATAGCATGGGAGCCGTGACCACATTTGACAATCAGAATATGAATAATGGTCAATTATATAATCATTGGAGAATGGGTATTGCGTTGGCAGGCGCTCCTGATTTTCCCACACCTCCATCAAATTTTATCGGTGGAAATCCGATGTTTCATGCTTATACAGATGCTGAACAGAAAATGCTTGACTTTGCAGCTAAACAAATAGGTGACAATTCAGGACGTAAATGGGCACAATCTAAGAGCACTGAACGAGAAGACACCAATAAAATAAGTCCAACAAGAAAAACTAAAGATTATAGAAAAAAATAATCATTGCTTGAAACTTGCATAAGTAATTGCATGAACAACATTGACACAAAACAAATCTTTGACGCCGTTAAACTCATGTTCTATTACGAACATATTATGAACCAACATGTATATGATGAAGGTCCAAGCCAGTTTCACAAACAACTTACCGAACAGGTAGTGGAAACCTATATTGATCCTATGGAACTTCCAAAGGATGCTAAGATTCTTGATATGGGATGTGGCGTTGGGTATTTCCTTGATACGATGCGTGACCGAGGATATACGGACCTGACAGGTATCTGCATTTCACCAGAAGACATCAAAGCATGTGAAGACAATGGTCATACCATTAAACAATACGACATGTCCTTCATTCCACAGAAAGACGGCTATTATGATGAGTCGGTAGATTTTATCTTTGCCCGTCAGTCACTTGAACATTCTCCTTATCCAATTTTTACTCTTATGGAATACAATCGCATATTAAAGCAAGGGTCAAAAATTTATATTGAATTGCCTGCTCCGGACTGTGAACGTAGACATGAATATAATTTAAATCACTATAGCATTCTTGGTGCTAATCAGTGGGCAGCACTTTTACTTCGCACTGGATTTGATATTGAAAAATTCAACAATCTTGATTTTGATATTAGTGTTCCAGTCACAACAGAAGATGGCAAAGAAGAATTAAAATCAGTATCAGAAAAATATTACTGTATTGTTGCTAAAAAAGCAAGACCACTTGATGTAAAGTGAGTTTATTACAAATATTTTTAATCTAAACAGTCACCCGCACTTGCGGGTGATTTGTTATGTGAAGCATAAATACAACATACGGAGTTAGATATGAGTCCAAGTGAACTATTGAGAAAATTTGCAGATATGCTTGACGCCAAATATGATGGTGTCGCACCTGATATGTCCGATCCAGAAGCGTCTAATGTGGATTATAAACCTGAGAGTGGTGAATCGGAAAGTTGTGGATGTGAAGGAGACAGTGGCTTGTCTCAGCAGCCGGATGATGTTTTTGTCCCACCGCTGCAGTTAAAACTGGAATTGTTAAAAAAAGCAACTGGTGTTGATAGCATTTATGATGATGGTGATGAGCCAGAAGATGAAGAACAACATTGTTATAATGAACTCGCAGCCATCAGACGCAATGCAGGCATCAATCCAGTCGTGTTAGACGCATTGGGTGACGATGAGCCATTAGACGTTTAAGGAGATTACCTTGAGCGGTTTTATTCAGAAATTATTCACAAGCAGAGACAATAACGCTAACTCAGCAAATTATGTGGGGGAGCAGGATCGTATTTGGTGGAATCCAGATACTAATGCATTCTATCACAGTGATGGTAGCACTCCGGGTGGACAGCCCGTAGGCATCGCCGGTAACGCCTCAATCGGCGGAAGCAATACCCAAATTCAATATAATAGTACAGGTAGTTTTGCAGGAAGCTATCAGTTAACATACGACTTTACTAATAATGTCTTATATACGCCCCCAACAGTTACCAATGGCAATTTTGTTCCATCAACGCCGAGTACTTTTTCTTTAGGTACTCCTACCAATAAATGGGGCAATATGTATTTGGGACCAAACGCGATCTTTATTCAGGATATTGCAAACGTAAACAATAGTGCTGAATTGAATGTACTCAATAATATTCTTTATATTGGTAATGTTGCTGGCATTTCAACAGGAGCGATCACTAACGGCAATAGCGGTATGTTTATTACTCCAAATGGCAGTGTGCAATTTAGTACTACCGGCATTTCAAACGTATTGGTTCTAACTAACACCGGCAGTAATTTTGCTGGACCCGCCAATATAGGAGGCAATTTACAGATTGCTGGCGGATTAACTGCGAATGGCACAAGCATACTCATAGGTAATGTAACTATGTCAGGTAATGCTACGGTGCTTGGTAATCTTAATGCAAATGGATTAGTAAGTTTATCAAATATCGTACTGATGTCCGGCGCGGTTGGTATATTAGGAAATCTTACAGCAAACGGAACAAGTAACCTTGTCGGTAATGTTATTATGTCTGGAACTGTTCAGTCTATCGGTAACTTTATTGCAAACGGAACCACTAACTTAAGCGGAAACGTTTTATTGCAAAATAATATTCAGGTAACCGGGACCCTTACAGCAAACGGAACAAGTAACCTTGTCGGTAATGTTATTATGTCTGGAACTGTTCAGTCTATCGGTAACTTTACAGCAAACGGAACAAGTAACCTTGTCGGTAATGTTATTATGGCTGGAACTGTTCAGTCTATCGGTAACTTTACAGCAAACGGAACAAGTAACCTTATAGGAACGGTAGGAATTTCTGGAAATGCGACAGTAAATGGGTCACTAAGAATTGGTAATATTTTACTAAGTAGTGATCAAATATATGATATTGTAGCAAACAATTCACTTACTATCGCAACAGCCGGAACTAATGCTGGTATTATTTTTAATACCAATGAATTTAATATTTATACTACAACTAATCCTAAACCTTCGTTTCAAGTCAATAGCATTGGTGAAGTCCAGATTCTAACTCCCACGTTTGATTCAAATACTGGAGCAGTAAGTATTATTGGGTCATCCGATGGAAATTATGTCCCACCAGCATCATCGGGATCAATGCTACACATCACTGGACAGCCCGGAACAGCAAGTAAGATACATAATGATGCTGCAAATAATTATTCGTTGTTTGTTGGTCGCAGATATGACGGAACGAGTTCATCACCAACTCCAGTAAACAGCAATGAACTTGTGGCCCGTTTTGCTGGCAGTGCCTATAATTCTGCAAATGTTTTTCCTGCCGCAGGCATTGCGCGTTTTGACATCGTTGCCAGTGAAAATCAAACAGCAACGAATCAAGGTGCTCGCATTGAAGTTTGGACAATACCAATTGGTTCAAACGTTATATCTAAACAATTGGTATTCAGTAGCAATGGTGTAACATTTAATGACGGAACAAGTCAAAATACTGCCGCCATTCCACTAAGTTATATCGGTGTTGGAAACGGCGTTGCTTCACTAAATAGTTCAGGAAAAGTTCCGACTTCTCAGTTACCTGCTGGAGCCGTGGTATATATTGGTGCATGGGATGCGTATCTCAATACACCGACATTAGGTCCAAATTTACCAACCGGAGTTCTTGCTGGTTGGGAATATAGTGTAAGTAATGGTGGGATACAGAATATTGGTGATGGTCCAGTTACTTTTTATGCAGGCGACTATGTAATTTACAACGGTTCAACGTGGGACCGTATTCCGGGGTCTGGCTCAGTGGTGGCGTCGTTTAATACACGAACAGGAGCGGTGACTCTTTCAAGTGGCGATGTTACTACAGCATTAGGATATACTCCATATAACGGTGCAACTAACCCTAATGGCTATGTAAATTCAACTGGGGCAGCCGCTGCCGCTCCCGTTCAATCATTCAATACACGCACTGGGGCAGTTACCCTTGCGAGTAACGATGTTACTGTTGCACTAAATTCTGGCAGTCTGACTAATGCTAAACTTGCAAATAGTAATATTATCATTGGTAATACTACGATCAGTTTGGGATCAACTGCAAATGCTTTGGCTGGGCTGGTAGCCGTAACTGCAACGACATTCACTGGTAATCTTACTGGTGCTGCAACAACTGCAGGAACCGTAACTACAGGTGCACAACCAAATATCACATCTGTTGGTAATCTTACCACTCTCGCGGTAACGGGCAATCTTTCTGCCGGAAATCTATCTGGCGCTGGCGCAGGATTAAGTGCAATTAATGGTGCCAACGTCACAGGAACGGTAGCAAATGCAACCTACGCAACAA